ATGTCGTTTTAGAAGTTGATGGTGTTTTAGTATACGCACAACAAGAATGGTTAATGTGGAAATTTGGTCTATTAAGCTCAAAGGTCTACAACAGAAAAACTAAAAAAACAGAAACTAAAAAATATGTTCCTCTTCTTCATATCCCTACATTAGGAACAGAGCTTGACTTAAGATTCTTAATAAATGAGGGTTTTATAGGTCAAAATCCTGACGCCGATACGGTTACTGGAAAAGCATTTCAGCTTGCTACATATCCGAGTTTTGAGACATCGGACAATGACCCGCTTGCCGCTAGTGGTAGTTGTGAGGTCCTTATGCCGAATGGTGGTCAGTTGAGGCCTGGGTACACAGGGCTAATCGGTCCTGAACCAAACTATTTTTTTGGTGGATATTTAATCACTTCCGTATCTTTTAGTGAAGGCTCGCCAGATTCGGCAAAAGTTCAATTCAGGACACCAGAGGAACTTACAAATCAACAAAGCAAACCAATAACTTCGTTGTACGGAACCTCTCCAACACGGAACCTTTTTGCTTCCAGTGCTAACAACTTAGGAGCCCCTCGATGATGCCGGACCCACAATCAAGATTTACAAAAAGCACCAAGGGCTCCTCTGTCAAACCAATAAAAAACGGTCATTACATTGGAAAAGTTTCTCGGACCTCCGGCGGTATTTTTGTAAAGATACCCAAGGTTGCTCCTGGCGTAACTTTTGGACCATGTAAAAAATTCTTTTCAGAAGCACTGGCTGTAGGAGACAGTGTTTTATGTACATTTATTGACAATAAATTTGATGAAGTAGTTCTTGTTGGTAAAGCAGCTTAATGCTGTTCCCACCAGGCCTCTCAACGTAATAAACTGTAATTGCAGCTATTGAACCGGACTCACTATGGACACCATAAAATTACCAATAACATTTGACAAAGGGCGTATGGGCGTCTTGGCCGACGGCAGTCGCGAGTACTACTCACAGATTATTGCTATTGCATGCCAGGTAGAGCGTGGCGAAATGCCGCTGGAGGTTACTTATGGAATTACCGACCCAACGTTTTCGGCTTTTAGAAAATCAGAAGTGTACCAAGTTCTTGCTGTCTATTGGCCGGAAATAAAACTGAATGAAATATCAATTTCTTCTCCCGATAAGTTTGGCGCTAAAAGGCTAAACGTGGACTTTAGTGCATAAATATGGCATCTCCTGACTTCAGTCCATACATTGACCTTTCTGGGAACAACCTCGGCCCAGACGAGCTTTACACTCAAGCTGTTCAGTACGCTCGATTAGCACTCCCCGAGTTTGCACCAAGAACCGGAACCGTAGAAGACGCAATAATGCAGGCAACTTCACTGCTTGCTTCTCTTACTCTTGGTGCAATCAACAGCCTTCCAGACGGTCTAATGGAGGGAATCCTTAGACTGATGGGAATAACGAGATTCGAAGCAACGTTTGGAACAATCAACGTTGAGTTTGAAATGATTGACGTCAACCAGAGTATTGCATCTGATTTTTATGTTATTTACGAATCGACAGAAGGTGAAGTATTTGCGGAGTATCCATTTTACACAACCGAGATAGTCACCGCTGGTGCCGGTCTTGACACCATTACAGCAACACTGACAGCGTCAGTTGCAGGAATACTACCGTCTATTCCGATAGGTACAGAACTTATAATAGCCCAGCCCAATGGCAGCGTGCTTTTATGTACAACAACATCTCTTCTGCTGCAAGGAAACCAACCAGAAACAGATGAAGAGTACTTTAGTAGGGCCACTTCAAAACTGCAACTTCTAAACTCCACCCTTGTAACTGCTGCCCAGGTCGAAGCTTACATACTTACTACGTATGACGAGGTTCATCGATGCAAGGTTTATGATTTAACAAAAGCTGTTACGTACATAAACCCATCAACAGACAACACAACCGCTAGTGGTTCGACCGTGACTGTAACAACGACAGGAACTCAGGGTACTGCATTTTTTGCTGATGCCGATTTTTCGAGCGGTTTGTTTAGAATAATAAACAATTCGACAACTAACGCCGACATTGTAGGCACCCCGACAGGATGCTTTGTTCCAGCAAGCCCCAACTCTGGCGCTGGCACGTTCGCGTATACAAATGTCGCCACTCATTCTGCAAGCCCTGTAAGCGTAGTAGATATGGCTCCGTTTGAGATTGACACAGCAGTAGATACGCCTGGGTATTTTGTTGTATTTATCTGTGACGAAAACGGTAACCCAATATCTTCCGACCTTAAAACAACCATTTACGACGATGTTAAATCTCGCATAGTTGCGGGTCTGTCTTTCCAGGTTCTTGACCCTATAGTTGTTGATGTTTCATTTACTGTTTCAATTAAAGTCAACTCAGAATACGCATCAGGTTCTGTAGCCACAAACGTTGGCACCGCGCTGGAGTCTTATGTGTCTCCAGAAAACTGGCCAAACTGGGAAACAACAATAAGGTATTATGACCTTGTTGTAGAAGCCGTAAAGACACTTGGCGTATCAGGCGTTACTGGAATTGTAAGCTCAGTTCCTAGCTACGTTCTTTCTACCGTTGCTCCGGGGAACGCTTTACTAGTTTCTGAATTGACTAGCGGTTCAGAAACCACGGGGTATGAAATCCTGTATATGGGTGTTCTTCCACGGGCAACAGTAGAAATAGTTGTTGAATAATGATTACAAACAGGCTTACCGGAGCGCAGGAAACACTTACGTCTACTGGGGGCTCTTCGCAGTGGCAGGTTTCTGGTGGCGTAATATACGATGGCGGAATATCTGAATTAGCGCCATTTACGCATTTTCGTCAGTCAAAGATTGCTGTTTCAGGAACTTCTGTAGAGTTAAGTTTAGACAACCTAACAACATTTAGTGGTGATGGTGATTTACCTTTTGTTTTTCTTTTCGCCGTCAAGATGCCATCTGGTGGAACCATAACGTCATCGATTACGGAAAATACTTCCATATCGGTACTTTCGGTAGAAACAAAGATAATTTCTCCAGAGACTGCATCAATTAATGCCGAAGGCGTAGGTTCACCACAATGGTCAATAGTTAGATTTAATACAGAAATAGTTGCAGACATTGTTTCTCCTACTTTTAATATTTCAATAACGCTGGAGCCAGAAGATGCTGGTGACTTTATTTATTTTACTCGTCCTGCTTTTTACCCTAGATATGAGTTTTTAGCTCAAAATGCTTCTTTGGAAGAAATTTTTGCATACTTGCCTGAATTGTTTATAGAGACAGACTTTTCGGTTACCGACGACCTGGATTTGCCAATGTTTCGTTATCTAGATGTAGCAACATCGCAAATGAACGTCATCTCTAATAATGCTGTTGGGTATACCTTTTTCGATATATCTGAAGGGTATGTGGAGGGCAATACAGATTTAGAGAGTTCCCTTGTTGAGACAAACAACGCAGACTTAGAGACGCTTATTTGGTTGGCTAAATTTTCTGGCACACTTCCGATTACAAGGTTCGCTTCTTCGCTAGAGACAGTTACTGAGCCTTTTGTTTTAGATGCAAGTACCCTCGATTCGGCAGACACATTAAGGGTGACTAGCTATTTAGAATTGAACCCTCCTGCTATTGACGAAGAAGACCAGAGAGGTCTTGTTAAGTGGCAAATAGACAATGGATACTACGGGATTAATGCTGGTAGCGACAATGCGCTTAAAGAGTCTGCGAAGCTAATGCTTATTGGGACGAAGACAGTTTCATTAGAATACGACTATTCTACTTCTCCTTTTGAGATTAATGTAGTGACGAGATGGGACGAAACCCTTGGAGGGGACGTGGCGCTGATTGGGCAGTCTTCGCCTTTGGTTCTTGAAGCCGTGTCTAAAGCCCGGCCTTTAGGAGTACTTGTGACTCACGAAATGGTTGCGCCGTAGTAAAATTGTGCTACGGAGGTATCTATGTTTGACGAAGACGACGCCGGCCTAAGACAGCAATTTGAGCTCCTTATGAAAGGGATGCTCCCATCAAGACTGATTACGAATTTTGTAATCGTTGCTGAGGTTGTGGACGGCGACTCCAGTGAGCTGTCGGTTTCTGTTTCGGGAGGGATGACCCCGTGGCTAGCATCCGGAATGCTGGAGCATGCTGCCAGCATTATTTCTACCGGTGATTCAAGAAGCATGGATGATGAAGACTAGACCTAATACTGGGTTGCCTTTTGTTCATCTACAATAGTTATGGTTCTATGGAGATTTGTCAATGATAGCTGGAAATTATAATATGCTCTGTCAGCAGGGGGCTAGTTTTGCGCGCATCATAGCACTTGAGCAGCCAAGGACTCCAACTGAAGAAAACCCGGATGAATACGAGGTTTACCCTCTCACGAACCACACGGCGAGGATGCAGGTTAGAAGAACTATTGAGTCAACAACTCCAATGATTACATTGACAACTGAGAACGGAAGAATCACCCTCAATGGTGCTGCTGGCTTAATAAGCTTAAGCATAAGTGCTGCGGACACTGCGGGCCTCACTTCCAGCGGCGTTTACGACCTTGAGATTATTTCTTCCGGCGGGCTTGTATCACGCGTGATACAAGGAACATTTACTCTCTCTCTAGAGGTAACACGATGAGTAACACGCTTCCAAACAATGTAAATATTTATCAAGATACTCCAAACAGCGTAACTGTTGACCAGGATGCGCCAAACCTTGTTGTTGTTCGCTCAACTTCTCCTTCCAACACGCTTACAAATAGGCATGAATTTTCTCAAGGGACCGCATCCGCAACATGGGTAATAACTCATGCGCTTGGAGGTAAGCCGCAGGTAACCATTGTGGACTCTGCAGATACCCACGTATTTGGTGATGTACAATACAATAGTAATACTCAGGTTACGGTGACGTTCTCTGCGGCATTTTCTGGAAAAGCATATCTCACATAGAGTAGAGGAAAAATGGCACAAAAATTTTTAACAAATATTGACCTTAATCAAAATCAACTAGTCAATGCCACTTTTGAAAAACTGGCCACCGAACCAGCATCGGGAAATTTTGAAGGTCGTCTTATATACGATACGGCTACCGACACCATCAAGGTGTACACAGGTTCTGCATTTAAATCTCTTCCTCACACGATTGTTTCTGGTGGCGGTGCTGGAATCGCAGAAGCGCTTACAGTTTCCGAGTCAAATGGTACGGTAACCCTCACTCTTAATGTTGCAGATACAGACAGTGCCGGTCTGCTACCTGCGGCAATGTGGCAAATGCTTACAGACGCAACTTCAGATGCAACTGCCTCCAAGTTGGTCAAAAGAGACGCAAACGGAAATGCTAAAGTTGCTACCCCAACGGATGCCGCACACATTGCCACCTTGATGTCAAACAGTCGGTAAGGGTTGCCACAACTGGAGCAATTAACCTTTCTTCCGACCTCAATAACGGCGACACAATTGACGGTGTAACACTTGTAACTGGTGACCGTGTTCTCGTAAAAAACCAAGGAACTCCTTCTGAAAACGGTATTTACGTAGCCACTGCTACTGGCGCAGCATCGCGTTCGTCTGACGCCAATGGAACAGCCGACACAGGTGAACTAAAATCTGGAACTTTTACCTTTGTTGAAGAGGGTACGGTCAACTCAGATAAGGGTTTTGTTGTTTCTACGAACGGAACAATAACAGTAGACACAACAGGAATCGCATGGACACAGTTCTCTGGTGCCGGTTCGTTTACTTCTGGTGACGGTCTTTCTCAAGACGGAAACACAATAAATGTCAATGTAACAGCTAACAGAACAGCTATTACCGCAGACGCGATTGACATTGCGTCAACCTATGTTGGTCAGTCTTCAATCACAACTCTCGGAACAATCACCACTGGTGTTTGGAACGGCACAGACGTAGCCGTCGCAGACGGTGGTACTGGTGCGGGAACCGCCGCAGGTGCTCGCACAAACCTTGGTATCGCAACCTCCGCTGGAACTTCAACAACATCCACTCCAGCCCTTGCACGTATTGCGAAACAAGCCTGTGCGGCAAGTGCTGCTGGTACTTCGTCAACCGTGGTTACTCACTTATTTAACTCAACTGATGTCATTGTTCAGATTTATGAAGTATCAAGCGGAGCAACAGTAGTCGGTGATGTTGTTCGCACGAACGCAGACACGGTAACGGTGACTCTTCTCGGAACAATCACAGCAGGCGATTACACAATCGTAGTAACAGGATAAAAAAACATGAAAATTACAGCAGAACAAAAAGCAATGGCAGCATCGTACGCAAGAAGCGTCTTTGGTGCAGCAGTCGCAGTTTACGCCTCAACAGGAGACATCAAGATGGCAGCAAATGCTCTCTGGGCAGCAGGTCTTCCTGTCATCATGCGTTACTTGAATCCAAAAGATACAGCATTCGGCAAAAAAGCTTAATGCTTAGCCCTGAGGGGCACTAACAAGAGAAACGACTGAGGTCATGGCTCAAAAATTTATAACCCCTATCGCCATTAAGCAGCTGTCGTCTGCTGGCTCCGATGGGTTGACAATTTTTGTAGACCAAGAAACTTTTGCAAGACTTCAAATTCAAGGTGGCGGTCGTCTTGTTTGGGGTGACGGAACTGGCGGCGGAGATGTAAACCTCTATCGTGACGCAGCAAACGTACTCAAAACAGACGATACCTTCAAGGTCCCTGCTCTCTTCATTGATGGAATCGAAGTAGACACAACTGGCGCAACTGGTGACCAGGTACTTAAATTCAACGGAACCAAGTTTGTTCCAGGAGTCGCATCAACCGTTGCCTCTATTGCCGACTTAACAGATGTAACCATAACAAGCATTGCGACTAACCAGGTTCTGCAATACAACGGAACTGCGTGGGTTAACTCAAATGCTGCAGGTGGAGCAACGGTCTCCGACAGTGCCCCAGGTACTCCATTTGCTGGTCAGATTTGGTTTGAGTCAGATACGGGTAAGACTTTCGTTTACTACGATTCTCAGTGGGTTGAAATCGGAGCACAGCCTCTAGGACAGATTGGACCCACTGGTCCGTCTGGACCGTCTGGTCCTGCTGGTCCGACAGGGGCTACGGGTAGTACCGGTCCCACGGGTATTTCTGTTGTTAATATTGATGGTGGTGAGCCATCCACCAATTACGGTGGCATTACTTCGCTTGATTCAGGAGGTGTTTGATGGCTATTCAGATTCAATTTAGACGCGGCACCGCCGCAGAGTGGACGGCTGCAAACCCCACTCTTGCTGTAGGTGAACTCGGCGCAGAAACCGACACAGGTAAATTCAAGGTAGGTAATGGCTCTACTGCTTGGACTTCTCTTGCCTACAGTTCTGG